GGCTAAGCATCCTGGCCCAGCGGCTGCGGTTCATGACCAGCTTGAAGAACTGGCCTTCCTTCAGCAGGGGATGGGCCATCCGCATCGCGGACTTGATGGAGGCCTGATGGCGCACGACCCGATCACCGCCGCCCTGGACGTGGGCGGCAAGCTCATCGACCGGCTCTGGCCGGACCCGGCCCAGCGCGACCAGGCCAAGCTCGCCATGCTGGAGCTCGCGCAGAAGGGTGAGCTCGCCGAGTTCACCGGCCGGGCCGAGATCGTCAAGACTGAGGCGGCGAGCGAGAACTGGCTGGCCTCCTCCTGGCGGCCGATCCTGATGCTGACCTTCGGCGCCCTGATCGTGGCGCGCTGGTTCGGCTGGGCCGCCCCCAACCTGAGCGAGGCCGAGTACCTCAAGCTCTGGTCGATCGTCGAGCTGGGCCTGGGCGGCTACGTCATCGGGCGCTCGGCCGAGAAGATCATCCCAGCAGCCGCGGCTGCGATGAAAGGGAGCAAGTGACGACCCGTGTTCCGTACTCCATGACCGACGCCCCGGTCAACGTCAAAGCCTACGGTGCTCGTGGCGATGGCGTGACCGACGACCGCGCCGCGATCCAGGCGGCGATCGCCGCCGCCGATGCCAACGTCGACACCGTCACCGGCAACGTCATCTACTTCCCACGCGGGCGCTACATGGTGAGCGCGCCGATCGTGCTCGACACCGCCCACGTCGACAACCTCTCCTCTCTGACCCTGGTGGGGGAGGGCCTGCACAACACTGTGATCGAGGCTCGGACCGGGTTCAGCGGCGCGGCGATCGTCACCGCCACCAACCAGACCTACTGCGGGCTCAAGGATCTGCACCTGCTGGGCTCGGGGCGGGTGGCCTCGGGCGTGGCCTTCACCAACGGCTCGCACCACACCTTCGAGCGGGTGTTCGTGCAGTCCTGCACCGGCGAGGGATTCTCGTTCGCCGACAACTTCATGCTGACGCTGAAGGGCTGCCGGGCCAAGAGCAACCAGACCGGCTTCGCGTTCAATGGCTTTCACACCTCGACCTACGTCGAGAACTGCTACGCGCTCAACAACACCTCTTCCGGCTTTGGTCTGCGCGACATGGTGTATTCGGCGTTCGTGGCCTGCGCCTCCGACACCAACCTGTACGGCTACTTCATGAGCAACTTAGCCGGCGTGACCTTCACCGCCTGCGGGGCTGAGGACTGCGGGCGCTCGGCGTTCTACGTGTTCGCCAGTGCGGCGCGCGATGCGGCCGACACGATCGACGGCTGCCGCGCCACGCTGACCCGCTGCTTTGCCACCAACTGCGACACGGCGGGCCTGGGCTACGGCTCGATCTATTCCGAGCAGGTCGACACCAGCACGATCGACGTCACGGTCGAGGACTTCTACGAGTACGCGGTCACCGGCTCGGTGAGTGTCGCCACCAACGCGGTGGCCGCCAACCACGCGCTGCGCATCGAGGGTGGGCGGTTCATCAACAAACAGATCTCGGCCGGCCTGGTCGGTCGCCCGGTGGCTTCGCTGCGGGTGGACGCCTTGAGCGTCACCGGGGCCAACACCGTGCTGCTCAACCTGAGGTCGCTCTTTGGCGGCACGGCCCAGTACAGCGGCCTGCTGCACATCGTCGCCGGCAACGACCGCTACAGCGCCGACAGCGCCACCAACGTGGCCGCCTACCTGGTGATGGTCACCAAGTCGACCGGCGGCTCGGCGGCCACCGTGGTGTCTTCCAACGGCCTCACCGCCGGCGGGTCGGCCAGCCACCCCTCGTTCACGTTCACGCTGGACACGACCAACAACGAGCTCGAGGTGAGCCCGGTCGCCTCGACCTCGGGCACGTTCTACTTCTACATCACCAAGCTCGGCGGGCTCTAACCCCAGGCCCGGCTGTCGTTGGCGGCCGGGGCCAGCCGCTCGACGGCTTCCTCGGCAATTGCCAGGCGGATCTTGAGCGCCTCGAGCTCGCGGCGCTGGGCCGTGAGCTGCTGGCGCAGGATGATGAGCGACAGCACATCGCCGGGTCGGTAGGTGTCGCCGCCGGGAGAGCAAAGAGCGCCGTCGTGGAAGCGCCAGCCGGTCCACTTGCCACACGTCCCGGGCAGGTCCCCGAGCAGCAGGCGGATGACCTGGTGCTGGCGGCCTGGGATCTGGACCCGGCCCGAGAGCCAGCGGCGCAGCGTGGTGCGGTGGACGTTCAGTTCAAACAGCACGCGCCGCTCACCGATTCGCTCAATGAGCTCGCGCAAGTGGCGGCCTGGCAGGGCGTTGATCTCAAGCATGCGCTACAGTTTCCTTTAGCAGACGCTATACCGTCAACCCCCGTTTTGGGACGCATAATGTATATTCTGCCTTTCCAAAATGCTAAAGGCAGCCGAGCCTTGCGAGGGATTCAGTGCTCGGGCGTCTTTGATCAAGTGCTAGACGCAAGTGCAGGATGCACCTTGCTGATGTGCCGGTCAAGTTCTCGCCACGTCATTGTCGCCTCGTCCAGGTACAGGATCGGGAGCGTCCGGCTGAAACCCAGCAGCAGGTTCTGCCGCTTCGCCAAGCTGAACACGTAGCCTGGCGGCAGAGGCGGGATGAAGCTCATGGTTTGACCCACTCCCACAGCCCCCAGCCAATCCACCCCAGCGCCGACAACGCGCCGATGAGGGCCAGCGCTACCATGGTCCAGGCAAACCGCGCAAGGCCCTGTCCTTCGTACTCTTCTCTCATCGTCTTCCTTTCATGGCGTCCAACAGGATCGACTGCACCGACGCCTTGGTCTGCAGCCGCGCCAGCACGAGCTCGTCGACGGTGTCGCGGGCCACGATGCGGTGCACGTACACCGGCCGGTTGTAGCCGGCCTGGGCCTGGCGTGTCGGGCCTATGCGCTCGATCACTTGTTCGTGCGTCTCGAGGTCCCACCAGAGGCCGAAGAACACGAGGATGTTCCCCCCGTCCTGGAGGTTGAGCCCGTGGCCAGCGCTCTGAGGGTGAACGAATAGCAGTGGTATCCGTCCCAGGTTCCACGCCTCGATCGTTCGAGGGTCAGTGTCCAGCGCCCGACCTTGAGGAAACGCACGCTGTAGTCGGGCGAGGTCGCTCTTCCACTGGTAGGCGACCAGGATTGGATTCCCAGCAGCTTCCTCCACCACGGACGCGAGGGCATCAAGTTTGGCATCGTGCAGCTCCTTCCATGTTCCCTTGTCGTCAGTGTAGAGCGCGCCGTTGGCGGCCTGCAGGCACTTCATTGTGCGGCCTGCAGCGTTGAACGCCTCGACCTCAACGCCACCGGCCAGCACCGTGAACATCTCGCGCTCGAGCTCTCGGTAGTGTCGGCGCGCGGTTGGTGGCAGTTCCACCTCGACCACGTTCTCCACCAGCGGCGGCAGGTCGATGTAGTCGGCCGCGCGCACGGTCAGCGTGCACGAGGCCATGCGCCCCTCGATCTCGGCCTGCGCGCCCTCGAGCAGCGTGACGGCGCCGCCGTACTTCTGGCCGGGTGCTCGCTTGACCTTGAACCACCGATCCTCGAACGCCGAGAACGAACGGCCCAGGCGCTGACCGGCGTCGATGAACCACTGCTGGCCCCACAGGTCCAGGAACCCGTTGGGCGCGGGCGTGCCGGTCAGGTTGACCCAGCGCCGCACATGCTTGTGCGCGACCTTGCCCAGGGCCTGGGCGCGCTTGCCGCCTTGCTTGACGCGGAAGCCCTTGAGCCTGGTCGACTCGTCGGCGATGACGGTGCGGTACGGGAACGACGGGAACCGCTCGCACCTGTCGACCAGCCACTCCACGTTGTCGTAGTTGATGCAGACGATGTCGGCGTGGGCAAAGATGCCGGCGTCGCGCTCGGCCGGCGAGCCGATCGCGCGGGCGATCTTCAACCCCTGGAGGTGCGCCCACTTCGCGAGCTCGCTGGGCCAGGTGCTGGAGGCCACCCGCAGCGGCGCCAGCACGAGGGCGGGGAAGGGGTCCTCGACCAGTGCCAGGCCCTGCAGTGCGGTCAGGGTGGACACCGTCTTGCCGGTGCCCATGCCCGCCCACACGTTGCAGCGCTCGTGCGCAGCGATGTGCGCCACGATCGCTTGCTGGTAGTCACGCGGCTTGTACTGCACGCTCGGCCTTCTTGCTCTGGCGGGCGCCGCCGTGCTGCACGAGCTCCACCCGCTCGACGGTGTTGAACTTGTGCAGGTTGGCGCACTCGTAGGTGCGGCGGCGGGTGCCGTCCTCGCGGGTGCGGGTCTCGAGCACGCGGGTCCAGACCCCGCAGTGTGGGCAGCGCATCACCGCAGCAGCCCCTCGACCGCGGCCAGGCTGTCGACCACCTCGACCAGCTCACCGAGCCGGCGCATGCGGTTGTGCTCGCGGATCTGGTGCGCCTCAGGCTTGACGCCCGGGGCCTTGAGCTCGACCCACACGGGTAGCCGGCCCGGCAGCATCACGCGCCGATCCGGTGCCCCGCGGCGGCCGATCCACTCGGCCTTGCGGACCTCGCCGCCCATCGCCTGGACACGCTTGACCAGGTACTCCTCAATGTCGCGTTCTCTCACAGCCCGGCCCACCAGTTGTGCAGGGCAAGGGCCGCCAAGAAGGCGAGCGCCACCAGCGCCCAGGCCAACACCGCCGCGCCCAGGATGGTGAAGCACCCGTTGCGGGTGAGCGGCGGACTGTCGGGCAAGCATTCCTCGGGGTGCAGGCAGGGCCGCCGGCCTTGCTGGCAGTCGCCCTTGCAGCCCGGGAAGGTCGGGTGGTCGGGCTTCATGCTGCGATCGCCCAAGCAATCAGCACCGACACGCCGGTGATGGAGGCCCAGGCCAGCGCAGCCTCCCACAGAGGCATCGGTGCGCGGTGGCGCTCGATGCTGTACGCCCATTCGCGATCTTGCGGGAAGGCTTGCTGCAGCGTGCGCGGGAACTTGCGGGTGGTGTTCATGGTTTACCTTTCAGAAGAGCGCCGGCGGCAGATCCTTGATGGCCGGCTTGGGTTGCGGGATGCGCACAGCCTTGACGCCTGGCGGCAGGACCGGGTAGTCCAGCAGCTTGGGCGGGAAGGGCCAGGTGGGTAGTGTCTTGCGCATACGTGAAAATGTAGCACATGCTAAAGCACGGCAACCTAGGGCAAACCCTAGTCCTTGCGATAGCGCAGCGTCTCGAACCCGGCCGCGGCCAGCGGCACGTCGGGCGCCCACGCGGGCTGCACAGACATGAGCCTGGCGAGGTCGGCGCTGCTGTAGCGTTCGCTGTCGGGGGCCTCGGTGATCAGCTCGTCGTGCACGGTGAGCACGATCTCGTAGCCGGCCTGGTCGATCGCGGCCATGTTGCTGGCCAGCACGTCGCGGGCCCAGGCCTGCACCAGGTTCTCCACCAGCTTGCCGCCGTAGGTCTTGATCCGGGCCCACTGGCGGGTGTACTGGTTCACGCCCATGTAGCTGATCTGCCCGTCGTCGCCGACCTCGGGGTTGATGTAGCAGAGGTAGCGGCCAGACGGCAGACGCACCCGCAGCCAATTGCCGTCGCGACGCACGGCGATCGTGCGCACGCGGAACACCTCGCCCGGGCGGCGGATGGCCTGGCGGGCGGCGTTGCCGAGGTCAGCCCACAGCGACACCGTGGCCGGGTGGGCCGCGCGCCAGGCGGCCTTCAGGATCTCGCAGGCCACGTACACGCGCTGCGACAGGCCGAGCGTGCGGCGCTTCTTGCTGGCCCACTTCCACATGCCGAGCGCAGCCTCGAGCGCCTCGGCGCTGGCCACGCCCCACACCGCCTCGGCGAGCTCGTCCAGGTCCATCTGGTACACCGCGGCAAACGTGAGGAACGCAGCCACGCCGCCCTCGTAGCCCAGGCCCAGCTCCATGACCTTGCCGATCTGGCGCTGCCACTTCTCGACGTCCTTCGCGTCGATGTTGAACGCGCGGGCATAGGCCAGCTTGTAAAGGTCGGCACCGCGGCCGGCGTCGAACTCGCGGAAGGCGCGCACCTTCCACGTCTCGCCTGCCACGTAGGCCAGGCCCCGGCCCTCGATGTTGGACAGGTCCGCGACCACCAGCTTCTTGCCGGGTGGTGCTACGATGCAGCCACGCACGGTGTTTGCGGTGGCCCGCATTACGTCGTTGATAAGCAGCGGCGCGCAGCCGGCCTTCAGCGCCTCGATGGCCAGGTCGATCTCGTCCTGCTCCATGTCTGGCCGCGGCATGTTCTGGGGCTGGAACGTGCGCCCGGCCCACCGGGCGGTGCGCTGAGCGCCAGCGAACTGCAGCGTGTTGCGCAGGCGGCCGTCGACCGAGGTGGCCTTGACCAGGGCCTTGTACTTCGCGGTGCTGGTCTTCGTGGCCTCGAGCCGGATCGACAGCAGCAGCTTCACCGCGTCGGGCAGCTCCGGGTCCTCGATCCGGCGGCGCAGCGTGTCGGCCCGCATGTCGGGCAGCTCGACCCCGTACTCCATCAGGATGTGCGCCAGCAGCTCGTCGCGCTTGCTGGGCGAGGACACCTGGCCTGCGGTCAGCGTGCGGGTCTCCTCCTTCAGCCGGGCCTGCTCGGTGGCCACTGCGTCGATCGCGGCGTGGGCGAGCTCGAGGTCGACAGCGAACCCGCGGTCGTTGATACGCTGGTCAAGGTGCCACAGTGCGAGCTCGGGCGAGCCCGGGCCGTAGTTCCAGGCCGGCAGCTTCTTGTGCACGGCGCGCATCGAGACGATGTCCTGGCGGCTGTACTCCAGGAACTCGGCCCACTCCTTCGGGTGCGTCTCCCGCGTCGCGCGACGCAGCGTGTGGCCCTTCGGGCGGGGCTTGCAGAACAGTTGGATGAGCTCGCGGCCGCGCTTGTCCTTGGCCTCGTCGGCGCTCAGGTTCAGGATGCCCGAGAGCTTGTCCAGGCTGCCCGGCAGGCCGTGCGCCAGCGCGCGGACCATGGTGTCCTGCCACCGCTTGACCGGCACGTCGATGCCCCAGCAGTGCCGCAGCAGGGTGCGGTCGAACATGCTGTTGTGGGCCACGACGGTGACGCCTGGCGCGGTCAGCCAGGTGCGCAGCGCCTTGCTCGGGCCCAGCTTCTCGCTGCAGTCCTCGACCACCGGCTCGCCGTCGTCGATCGCCCACTGCGCGACCGTGATCTCGGTGGTGCGGTGGTCCGCGTAGGCGTGGGTGCCGACCGCCTTGAGGTCGGCGTCGCTGTAGGTCTCAGAGTCAAACCAAAGGATGGTCATGGTGTTCGGTGGCCCGTTCCCCTGCATACGTCTTCGTTGCTTGCGTCGCACCGACGCTGTAAGCGCCGCCGGCCGTTCAAGTGCGCGGGAGCCGGCGGCGCTGATGCAGGGGCTTTGTACCAGGTGGGCTAGGCCTGGGCAGGATAGGCGCGACCCGCTTTCGGCGGGTCAGACGAAGGCGTCGGCGTCAGCGCCCTCGGCCACGTCGTCGAAGTCATCGGCCCGGGCCGGCGCGCTGCCGAAGGCGTCACCGTCCTTGCGGAACTGGATGCCCACCAGCTTGCAGTTGACCTGCTCGCCGTAGCGGTTGTCGGCGTAGACCTCGACCAGCGCGTTCACGTAGCACCCGCGGTAGATCGGGTTCTTGGCCGGGTCGGTGACCTGGTTGCGGAACTGGTCGTAGACCGTGGGCTTCTCAGCCTCGGCCTCGGTGTCGCCGCCCTTGCAGTTGGCCGACAGCACCCAGGTGCCTTCGTAGTGCGGGTTCTTGGCGGCCTTGAGGTCGCCGTCGGACAGGCAGACCTTGCCCTTGGCGCGGGCGGACTTGATGAACAGCGCGGCCTTGGTCGCGTCCTTCATCTTTGCCTTGGCGGCCTCCTCGATTGCGGCGTTGATCACCGGCAGTTGGGGGTGGTCGCCCGGCACGATCAGTGCGGCGCCGCAGCGGTAGCTGCCGGTGCCCTGGAACTGCTCGCCCTTGAAGAGGTTGGGCCAGTCGACGCGGACGTTGTCCAGGCGGAAGCGGGTAGGGGTAGTCATGGTTCAGGTTCCTTTCAGACGAGGTCGCCAGCCTGGACTTCAAAAGCCTCCGCGACCGGCTGGACGGTGATCGCGGGACGGTTGTCGGACACCGGGGCGACGCTGGGGGCGCCGTCTCGTTGCACGATGAGGGGGATGACCTTGGCCCACTGGCGGGGGCCGATCTCGCCGGCTTTGGCCAGCTTCTCGGCGGTCGTGGGGCTGATCAGCTTCAGGTCGTAGGCCTTCTCGACGGGCAGTCGGAACTGCTCGCGCAGCACCTTCTCTGCCTCGGCAGGATCGGCCCACTGGCGGTTGCCGCGCTTGCCCTGCACCAGCTTGTAGCCGGGCACAGGCGCACCGGCCGACAGTCGGCGCAGCGACTCGGCGCGGATGGCCGAGCACCAGTCCTCGATCAGGTCGACCTTGGACAGGCAGGCTGCGAGCCAATTAGCATCGGAAGGCAGTGCGGCGTTGGGTGTTGCGGTGACAAAGTCAGCGAACTCATCTGGCGACGCGGCGGCCACGCCATGCACCTCAATGGATACCTCGTTGCGCAGCGCTGGGCACGTAGCCTTGGCGCGGCACCAGCGGCACTGGTCGCCCGAGCGCAGGAACGTCTCGTCCCACTTGCTGGTGCCGTGCGTTTCCTTGGCCACCAGCACGCGCTGGGCGGCCTGGCGGGCGTCACCCATGAGCCAGTCGGCCAGCTCGTCACGCGTCAGGTGCCACTCGCTGGGCGCCTGGCGCACGCGGGGCTGGTGGATCACGAGGCGCACGGTCTCGACCTCAATGCCGAGCGCTTCCATCTCCAGCAGCTTGCCGCCGGCGTAGAGCATCATCTGGCTGTTCTCGACCGCGTCGACCTCAACACCGCGGCCGGTCTTGAGGTCATGCACCTGCAGCTCGGTGCCGATCAGCGCGGTGGCGTCGGCCGTGCCCCAGGCTAGAGCCTGGTCGACGTTGAGCCAGGTGCTGTAGTTGGTGCGGGTCTCGGACTCAAACAGGTCCGCGCCCGCGGTCATCTCGCGCAGGTTGCCGAGGTAGGTCTGCACGCAGTCGGCCATCTCGTCATCGACCGTGAACGTGTAACCGTCTTGGTTGTACTTCAGGCCGATGAACGTGACCGGGTCTTTGGACTTGGTCAGGCACTCGTCGGCCACCCTGTGCGCGACGCTGCCCCAGGCGGCGTACTCGCTGGTGTTGTCGGGCTGGCCCTCGGACAGCACGACGCTGCCCGGGCAGGCCATCCAGCGGTCGGCCGCCGACGCACTCAGCTTGGAGTGGGCGGCCTCGGTCACGCTGCGCTCCGGACGGTGATGGCCTCGGTCACCAGGCGGTGGGCCTCGGCCCACTGGTCTTGGCGCAGCGCCTTGAACGTGTCGGCGCCCAGGCTTTTGGCGATCGGCACCGCCGCGGTCGGGTCCAGCTTGTGCAGGGTCAGCACCGCCTTCTGCAGGTCAGGGTAGGCGACAGAGCTCGCAGCGGCAGGTGCTGCCGTGGGCGTCTCGGCCACCGGCTGCGGCGTGCTCGGCGCGGGCGCAGCGGGTGCCGGGGGTTGGGCCGCCTCGGCAGTAGGAGCGGAAGGGGCAGTCTGCGCAGCGGGTGCCGGCTTGGCCGCCGGCTTCGCGGACTTTGGGGCGATGGCCGCCTCCGCAGTTGCGGGCTGGACCTTCACGCCACTGGCCGGCGCCTGGATGGTGGTGAAGAACGTCAGCAGCTCGCTGACGTCCGCGAAGGTGAGGGTGACGTTGATGCTCACAGGTAACCTTTCGGTTTAGCAGTTGCGGGGAATGAACTGTAGCAGACGCTACAGGGTGGGGGAAGGGGTCAATCAGTGGTTTCGACCACGACGTCGTCGACCGGGTGCTGCAGGGTGCGGCTCATCGTCTGGAACCACTCGGCGTGCGACTGCTCGCCAGGGGCGTAGGCGTGGACCTCGGCTGACTTGTAGAAGCGCCCGCTCTGGGCAGTGTTCAGGGCGAAATAGGCGCGCACGTAGTCGGCGGTGCACCACACTTTCGTGCGGGCCGGGTAGACCCGGCGCTCGACGCGACGGCGGTGCACTCGGCCGGCGATGGCGGCCTTGTGGTCATAGAGTTCGGGCATGTCGTTGCTCCAGTTGCGTTGTCGATGGCTCGACTGTAGCACATGCTAAAACGCAGGCAACAAAAAACCCCACACGTTGGTGGGGTTCTCGTTCATCTACCTCGAGATCAGAGGTGCAGCAGGGTCACTAGCAGCAGGGTCACCAGCGAGATAGCCAAGGCCCACCGCACCTGCCGCCGCAGATCCCCCAACGGGTCGTCCCACACACCGCCGTGCTCGATCAGGTACGCGATCCTCTGCTTGATCTCTTCGTTGCTCACTTGCCGCTCCCCCGGAATAGGTTGGTCAGTTGCTTGATGTGGTTCTCGTCTAGACGGCCGGTCAGCTTGGCACGGTCGTAGGCGAGTTGCACAAGGGTGCCGTAGGTCTCGGGGTCAGGTCTGAGACCCGCGTCACGAAGCACGGTGGCCACCGCCTTGACGACCTCAGTCAATGCTTGGTCGTTGAGTGGTTGGCCCCCGGCCGGGTGGTCCTGGTCCATCCAGCCGGCCGGCAGGCCCAGCTTCGTCTCGATCTCGCGTGCGGTCTTCTCGCTGATCTCGCGCGACGGCCTGGGCCCGGCGATCTGCGCCAGGTAGGACCCGTTCGCGTGGCCGAGCTTGCGAGACAGGGAGGTGGGCCCGCCCCACTGGCCGATGAGCCGGCGCAGGTTCTCCCGCCTCGTGTCGTAGACCGTGATCACCCGCCTACATTGGCACGTCATAGCAGGCTGTGCAAGCACTTTACAAAATGCTACAGTCGGGCCCCCACTTCACCTATTGACTGCCATGAGCACGATTACCCCCATGAAGGCCTGGATGATGGCCGCCACCCCCCAGGAGCAGGAGGCGCTGGCCCAGACGGTCGGCACCTCGAGGGCCATGCTGTACCACTACGCGGGCGGCTTCCGCGAGGTAAGCGCGTCGCGCGCTGGCGAGATCGAGGCCGCGACCAAGGCGATGGCCAAGGCCAGCAAGGGCCGGCTGCCGATCGTCTACCGCACCGACGTGGCAGAGGCCTGCCGCGGGTGCGAGTACGCGAGGCGGTGCCTCGGCGACCGCGCCGTCGCCTCGCACTTCCCGATCGTTGATCCGCGTCAGGCGGATCTGTTTGCCGAGTCTGAGGGCGGCACCGCCGACTGAGCGTGAGATTCGGATCTGTGTGCAGCGGCATTGAGGCCGCGAGCGTTGCGTGGGGACCGCTGGGCTGGAAGGCCGCGTGGTTCTCGGAGATTGAACCCTTCCCCAGTGAGGTGCTGGGGCATCACTACCCGGAGGTCCCCAACCTGGGAAGCATGACCGAGATCGCGGCATTGATCGCGCTGGGTGTGGTGGAGGCTCCCGACATCCTGTGCGGCGGCACGCCGTGCCAAGCCTTTTCCGTTGCCGGTTTGCGCCGGTCCCTTGACGACGCCCGCGGCAACCTGTCGCTGGTCTTTTGTGAGATCGCCAATGCCATCGACGACCAGCGCCGCACCGACGGCCAAGACCCCTGCATCGTGTTCTGGGAGAACGTACCCGGAGTCCTCAACACCAAAGACAACGCCTTTGGATGCTTTCTTGCGGGACTTGCCGGCGAAGATGATCCACTCCAGCCACCAGGGGGGAAGTGGCAGAACGCTGGTTGTGTGTTTGGCCCCCAGAGAGCAGTGGCGTGGCGAGTCCTCGACGCCCAATACTTCGGAGTGGCCCAACGACGCCGCCGTGTGTTCGTTGTCGCAAGTGCTCGAGACGGGTTCGATCCCGCAGCGGTTCTTTTTGAGTTCGACGGCGTGCGCAGGGATACTGCGCCGAGCAGAGAAGCGTGGCAAAACGCTGCCCCCACAATTGCAGGCTGCTCTAACGGCGGTGGCTCAAACGGGCTTGGCCGCGATGTAGACAGCGCTGACTCCCTGCAGGTCATCACCATGGCGCACGGTCAAGGCGGGGCCGAGATCGGCTTCGACCGTGGCCCGACGCTGACTTGCAACCATGAGGCGCCGATTGCGGCCTACCCGGCAACCGTCCACACACTGCGCGGCGAAGGCTTTGACGCCAGCGAGGACGGCACGGGGCGGGGGACTCCGCTGGTGCCGGTGCATCGTGACATCGCTCCCACGCTGACCAGCAACTACGGCAAGCAGCCCGACAGCAGCGACACCAGCTCGGGACCGATGCTGGTGCCGGTGACGCAGCCCTACACCCTAGCCATCCGTGGCCGAGGCGATACGCACCAGCTTGAGTATCGGCAGGACGGCACAGCCAATGCGCTGCTGACGCCCAACGGTGGGCGTGGCGGGATTGGTGTTGGCGCGATAGCCGCTCCCGTGGCGATCAGACCAGACGCCACACCAAAATGGCAGGACGATCTGGCCTTCACACTGACGCAACCATCGCCCACTGGCGGCGGTCAACCGCAAGCCATCGCCTTCCACCCCACGCAAGACCCGATCAGCAGCGCCGATTTGTGCCATGCCATTGGCACCGGCAGCAGGCAGGGGTGCGCGACGGCGGCGGTGATGCACGCCATGCGGGAGTCTGGTCAAGGGTATTGGATGGAGGATGACATCGCCGGGACGATTGACGCCAACATGGGGATGAGCGGCCACGCAAACCGACCAGCCGTCATCAAGCAGCCGGCCATGCAAGTCCGACGCCTCACTCCCGTCGAGTGCGAGCGCCTGCAAGGCTTCCCAGACAACTACACCGCCATCCCGTGGCGCAAGAAGCCCGCAAGCGATTGCCCTGATGGGCCGCGCTACAAGGCGCTCGGCAATAGCTGGGCTGTTCCAGTGGTGCGCTGGATAGGCGCACGCATCGACTGCCTTGCCAACCTCGTCTGACCATGACCGCCGTGACCAAACTCAGCGCACACCTCAACACCGTCACAGTCCCAGATGAGCTGCGGGAGATCCCGGGCTGGCTGATGTGGCGGCTCGAGTACCACGAGGGCGAGGACAAGCCCCGCAAGGTCCCGTACTACCCCAACGGGCGACGCCGCCAGGGGCAGCAGGGCTCCCCCGAGGACAGGCAGCAGCTCACCACGTTCGACGCCGCACGCAGTGCAGCCGCCCGCCGCGGGTTCGACGGCGTGGGCATCGCACTGCTGCCTGACTGGAACCTGACCGCGCTCGACTTCGACCGATGCGTCAGCGGTGGCCAGCTCCACCCTGAGGTGGAGGCGATCGCATCGACCAGCTACGCGGAGTGGAGCCCGTCGGGCACCGGCGTGCGGGTGCTGCTGCGTGGCCTGCTGTTCAACCGCAAGTCATTCGAGGGTGCCTACGGGTTCGAGACCTTCAGCACCAAGGGGTTCGTGACCGTCACCGGCAACCGCCTGGAGATCTGCGACGTGCTCGGCAACGAGAACACCGTGGCCCCGATCGGGGAGGAGGTGATGGGCTTGGTGCGCCAGCGGTTCCAGCGCAAGGACGGGCCGACCACCAGCCACGACGACCCGGTGCTGGGCCTCACGCCCAGCCAGATCGAGCAGGGCCTCGAGCACCTTGACCCCGACACCGGCCACGACGAGTGGCTCCAGGTCGGCATGGCGCTGCACCACGAGACGCGGGGCGAGGGGTTCGACTACTGGTGCGATTGGAGCGAGCGAGGTGCGAAGTTCCCCGGCCGCGACATCCTGCGCCAGCGGTGGGACAGCTTCGGCAAGGGTGCAGGCCCGGTGGTCACCGGCAAGAGCTTCGTGCACCTGGCCAACGAGCACGGCGCATCCCTTGCAGGTGGTGCCCCGGCCAGCGCCGAGGAGTTCGAGGTGCTCGTGACCGAGACGGTGGAGGCGGCCAAGGCCAGCGGCAAGCCGCTGCGGTTTCAGTTCGAGCCGGTGCACACCTTCGCCAGCGCCACCGCATCGCCCTGGATCGTGAAGGGGGTGCTGCCGCAGTCGGGCCTGGCGGTCATCTACGGCGCCAGCGGTGCAGGCAAGTCGTTCGTCGTGCTGGACCTGGCGCTGGCCATTGCCCAGGGCCGCCCCTGGCGCGGTCGCAAGGTCCGGCAGGGGAGGGTGGCCTACGTGGCTGCGGAGGGCGCTGACGGGTTCCGCAAGCGCCTGGCGGCCTACGCCCAGCACCACAAGGTCGACCTCACCCAGGTGCCCGTGAGCGTGCTCAACGGGGCGCCGAACCTGATGCTGCTGGAGGACGCGAAGGACCTCGCCGCGGGCGTGCTGGCGGCCGGCGACACCAGCGTCATCGTGGTGGACACGCTGGCGCAGACCACGCCAGGGGCCAACGAGAACGCGGGCGAGGACATGGGCAAGGCGCTGGGCCACTGCAAGCGCCTGCACGAGCTCACAGGCGCGCTGGTGGTGCTGATCCACCACAGTGGCAAGGACCAGACCAAGGGCGCCCGGGGCTGGTCGGGGCTGCGCGCTGCCGCGGACGCCGAGATCGAGGTGGTGCGCACCGAGTCGGGCCAGCGGGCGCTGCGCCTGTCGAAGGCGAAGGACGGTGAGGATGGGCTGGAGTGGGGCTTCGCGCTCGACGTGGTGCAGGTCGGCGTGGATGAGGACCTCGAGCCTGTCACCTCCTGTGTGGTGGCCGAGGCTGAGCTCCAGGGCGTGCGCTTGCTGCGCCAGTTGGGGCCGAACGAGGTGATCGTCAACGCAGTGATTCAGGAGATGGCCAAGAGCCAGACGGCAGGCATTGAGGTCGGACCCGTGCTGGCCGAGGCCGTGAAGCGCATGCCGGCGCCCACTGATGGCAAGCGGGATACGCGCAAGCAGCACGCGAAGCGGGCCTTGGAGAGCCTGTGCAATGGGGACACGGCTCCCTATTGGATTGGCGACGATGGTTGCATCGCGGTCATGTGAACGTGCAAAGGATTGCGAACATGCAAGAAATCACCTGCACCACCGTGCACCGCGATGCACCGTGCACATCGTGGTGCACGGTGCAACCTGTGGATAACTGCACCGCACCGCACCGCCGACCTTTAGGGAGGCGGTGCACGGTGCAGTTGTCAAGCAGCCCCACGGTGAACCCCCTGACCCTGGTCTTTGAAATTTTCAACAGAAAGGCCCTGGAATGGTGAGCGTGCAAAAGTCTGCAAAGTCCCGACTGGTCCCGGTCAACGATCGGCGCCGGCGGATTGGACAGGAGCACCCTGGCGCGGTGCTCACCGACCACGAGGTCGAGCTGGTCCATGCTCTGCGCGATGACGGCATGAGCCTGGCAGAGATCGCCCGGAAGATGGAGGTCAGCAAGGGCAGCATCTGGAAGATCATCCACGGCTACCGGCGCGGCCAGGTGGCGGCCGGGTGGGTGCGTGTCCGTGACGACAACGAGCGCGGGTAGGGTCGAGGCATCATGGGCAACACCCGACACCTCTGGACCGACGCCTTCCTCGCCCACCTGGCCGAGTGCGGCATCCTGACCGACGCCGCCGCGGCGGCCGGCATTGACCGCTCGACCGTGTTCCGCCGCCGCCAGGACGACCCTGAGTTCGCCAAGGTGGTCGACGAGGCCATCGACATGGCGGCCGACAAACTCGAGCGTGAGGCCCGTAGGAGGGCCGTGGAGGGCACGGAGGAGCCTGTGTACCAGGGTGGGCAGCTTGTGGGCACCAAGACGGTCTACAGCGACTCCCTGCTGGCCCTGCTGCTCAAGGGCAGGCGCAAGAAGGTCTTCGCCGAGCGCATCGAGCAGACCGGGGCTGACGGTGGGCCGGTGCAGACCCAGCAGGTGGTGATCGCCACCGGCGTGCCAGGCCACGCGATCGACATCCACGACCTCGTGTGACGCAAGTCATCGACCTGGGCTACAGGCCTCGCGCCTGGCAGAAGCAGTGCCACCTCAACCGCCAGCGCTTCACGGTGCTGGCGCTGCACCGGCGGGCCGGCAAGACCGAGCTCGCGCTCGCTGAGCTCATCGACAAGGCGCTGCGCTTCGACCAAGAGCTCGGGCTGTTCTTCTACGTCGCCCCGCTGCTGAAGCAAGCCAAGGCCATCGCCTGGCTGCGCCTGAAGCAGAAGGTGGCGCCACTGCTGATGCGGGGCCTGGTCGAGATCAACGAGTCCGAGCTGTGGGTGCGGTTCACGAACAACCAGGCCGTGATCCGCGTCTACGGGGCCGACAGCCCCGACCGCATGCGGGGCGTGCGCCTGGACGGGGTGGTGCTCGACGAGACCGCGCAGATGAAGCCCGAGGTGTGGGACGACATCATCCAGCCGGCGCTGTCTGACCGGCTCGGGTGGGCGTTGTTCATCGGCACGCCCAAGGGCATCAACCTGTTCTCGAAGCTGTTCTTCGACGCGCGCGACAAGCCCGACTGGCACGCTGCGCTCTACACGGTGCACGACACCGAGTCGCTGCCACCGAGCGAGGTGGCCCGCCTGGAGTCCGAGCTGCCGGAGATGTCCTGGAGGCGCGAGTACCTCTGCGACTTCAGCGCCGCGGGCGACGAGCAACTGATCAGCCTGTCGGACGTGGAGGAGGCCACACGCAGACATGTGCGCCGCGAGCAGTACGACTTCGCGCCCGTGATCCTGGGGGTGGACCCCGCGCGCTTTGGCGACGACCGCAGCGTGATCGCCGTGCGCCAGGGCCTGTACTGCCGCGGGTTCAAGGTCTACACCAAGATCGACAACATGGCGCTGGCCGCCTACGTGAGCCAGGCCATGGCCGACTACCAGGCCGACGCCGTGTTTTGCGATGCAGGCAACGGGGCCGGAGTGATCGACAAGCTCCGGCAGATGGGCCACGAGGTCGTCGAGGTGCACTTCGGTGGCCGGGCCTCCAAGCCCCGCTACCTCAACAAGCGGGCCGAGATCTGGTTCGAGATGCGCGAGTGGCTGCTGGCCGGCGGGGTGATCCCCAAAGACACCGCGCTCAAGCAGGACCTGGCTGCACCGACCTACAGCTTCGACAACCAGGACCGCGTTGTGCTGGAGAGCAAGGACGAGCTCAAGTCGCGGGGCCTGCCCTCGCCCGACCTGGGCGACGCGCTGGCGCTCACGTTCTCCTACCCCGTGGTCAAGGAGCGCGACCTGCGCCGCCAGGCCGCGGTGCTGGCGGGCCACCACCCGCGCCAGTTCGACCGCCAGACCGACGTCACCGCCTACGACCCGCTGGCCGGGTTCTGACGCGGCGTGTCCGTCTGTCGTCGTTGGGCGGATAACTTCGCATCATTCCTGGAAGACATGGGCGAGCGGCCCGACGATCGAACGTTGGACCACATAGACCCTAACGGGAACTACGAGCCATCCAACTGCCGTTGGGCGACGCGCCTAGAACAAGCGCGAAACCGGCGGCGCAAGGAGAACCAAAATTTGCATGTCATCCCCCAACATCCCCCCGCCTCCGCCCCCTCCGCAGGAGGCCAAGGCGCCTGACGCCATGGCAGCGCGTCGCAAGACACGGCCGGCGGGCGGCATGGGCACGATGCTGACGGGCCCCTCTGGTGTGTCTTCGGGCGCGCTCAGCACCGGCGGCACCTCCCTGCTCGGCGGCTGACCGATGCTGTACGGCGCGGGGCCCGACGCCGGCCAAAGCCCGAAGGGCACCGGCTTCGACATCAACCGCAAGCTCGCCCGGCTGTCGGCGCTCAAGACCGAGCGCTCGAGCTGGGACATGCACTGGCGCGACATCGCCCAGTACCAGTTCCCGCGCGCCGGCCGGTTCATCACGAGCGAGACCAACCAGGGCAACAAGAAGCACGGGCTGATCTACGACAACACCGCGATCTTCAGCGTCCGCACGTTGGCCGCCGGCATGATGTCGGGCGTCACCTCGCCCGCGCGCCCGTGGTTCCGCCTCGGCCTGCCCGACAAGGACCTGATGGAGTTCGGGCCCGTGAAGCAGTGGCTGCACGACAGCGCAGAGCTCATGCGCGCCGTGTTTGCAAGTTCCAACACGTACAACGCCCTGCACGGCTGCTACGAGGAACTCGGCGCGTTCGGCACCTGGGCCAGCGTGGTGCTGCCCGACTTCGACAACGTCATCCACCACTACCCGCTGACCGTCGGCGAGTATTACCTGTCGACCAACCACAAGGGCAAGGTCGACACGCTGGCGCGTGAGATGAAGATGACGGTGGCGCAGATGGTCGAGCAGTTCGGCAAGGCCAACTGCAGCGCGACCGTGCGCAACCTTTGGGACAAGGGCGCCTACGACCAGTGGGTCGACGTGGTGCACATGATCCAGCCACGACGCGAGCGCGACTATCGCAAAGTCGACGGCAAGAACATGCCGTTCGAGTCGTGCTACTTCGAGCCCGGCAAGGAGTCCTGGGACCAGTACCTGAGCGAGTCCGGTTTCAAGCGCTTCCCTGGGCTGTGCCCGCGCTGGACCGTGACCGGCAACGACATCTACGGTCGCTCGCCCGGCATGGAGGCGCTGGGCGACGTGAAGCAACTGCAGTTCGAGCAGCAGCGCAAGGCCCAGGCCATCGAGTACCAGGTCAACCCGCCGCTGCAAGTGCCCACCGCCTACAAGAACTCGTCGCAGTCGCGCCTGCCGGGCGGGGTGATGTACGTCGACGCGATGAACCCGAGCGGTGGTGTGCGCACGGCGTTCGACGTCAACCTGCGCCTGGACTTCCTGCTGCAGTCGATCGGCGACACCCGCGACCGCATCCGCCAGGCCTACTACGCTGACCTGTTCCTGATGCTGGCCAGCCAGCCCACCAACGGTCGCATGACGGCCACCGAGGTCGCCGAGCGCCACGAGGAGAAGCTGCTCATGCTGGGCCCGGTGCTCGAGCGCCTGCACAACGAGCTGCTGAGCCCGCTCATCGACATCACGTTCGACCGCCTGGTGGACGCTGGGGTGCTGCCCCCGCCGCCCGAGGAGATCGCCGGCACCGAGCTCAACATCGAGTTCATCAGCGTGCTGGCCCAGGCTCAGCGTGCGGTCGCGGTCAACGGCATGGAACGCATGGTCGGCAGCGCGATGCAGATCGCCGCGGCTAGACCTGAAGTGCTGGACAAGATCAACTTCGACCAGGTCATCGACGACTTGGGCGAGGCGTTTGGCGTCAACCCGGCACTGGTCGTGTCAGACGCTGACGTGGCCGAGATCCGCGCTCAGCGTGCCCAGGCCATGCAAGCGCAAGCCTCGGCCGCCACCGCGCCTCAGGTGGTCGAGAGCGCGAAGACCGCGAGCGAGATCAACACCGACCAACTGCGCGACGTGATGGGCATGCTGCAGGGCTACTCGAGCCCGAGCCCTGCGATGGTCGAGTAAGGCGTGTCCGTCTGAGCGCGGGGCGCTCCTACGATGCCCCCGTCAACCATGAGAGAACTGACAGACCTGCGAAGCCAGGAACGCGAAGCTGAAGTCGAAGAGACGGTGGCACGCGAGAAACGTCGCAGAGAGCTCGAGGATCTCAAGTGGCTGATGGCCCATCCCCAAGGTCGGCGCGTCGTGAGTCGTCTGCTGGAGGAGGCCGGTGTCAACCGCACCACGTTCAACCATAGCGGAAGCGTTATGGCGTTCAACGAGGGCAAGCGACATCTCGGCCTGTTCATCACAGCGGAAGTGCTCGAGGCCTCGCCTGAAGGGTATTTCAAACTCCTGAAAGAGTACCAGGGCAAAGATGGATGAATTGACTGCGGGGACCAGCACACCTGCCAACGACGCTGGGGAACCGAAGACGAGTGATGGAACTGCCGCAACGCCGGCGGACAACGCGAGCCCCGCTCCTGCGGGCACTCAGGCCACCGCGCCTGCCGTGCCCGAGAGCTACGAGCTCACGATGCCCGAGGGCGTGGAACTCGACAGCGTCGCGGCTGACGAGTTCAAGGCGATCGCCAAGGAGCTCAAGCTCGACCAGGTGGGTGCGCAAAAGGTTGCGGACGTCGGCGCCAAGATGGCCCAGCGTCAAGCCGAGAAGCACACCGAGCTGGTGCAGAGCTGGGTGGAGCAGGTCAAGGCCGACAAGGATCTCGGCGGCGACAAGCTCCAGGAGAACCTAGCGGTGGCCAAGAAGGCGCTGGACACCTTCGGCACCCCCGAGCTGCGGGACGTGCTGAACGCTACCGGGCTGGGCAACCACCCCGAGGTGATCCGAGCGTTCTATCGCGCCGGCAAGGCCATCAGCGAAGACCGCTTCGTGCAAGGCGCGCCTGTAAGCGCCGCGACCGACCCGGCCCGAAAACTGTTCCCCTCCATGAATTGAAAGGCAACACACCATGGCTACCCTCGCTGCAAACAACCCGACGCTGCTGGACGTTTCCAAGCGTCTGGACCCCGATGGCAAGATCGACACCATCGTCGAGCTGCTGAACCAGTCGAACGAAGTTCTGACCGACATGTCTTGGGTCGAGGGCAACCTGCCCACCGGCAACAAGACCACGGTCCGCACCGGCCTGCCCACCCCGACGTGGCGCAAGCTGTACGGCGGCGTGCAGCCCGGCAAGAGCACCACCGCGCAGGTCACTGACTCGTGCGGCATGCTCGAGGCCTACGCTGAGGTCGACAAGGCCCTGGCCGACCTGAACGGCAACACCGCCGCGTTCCGCCTGAGCGAAGACGCTGCCCATATCGAGTCGATCTCCCAGGAGCACGCCTCGACGCTGTTCTACGGCAACGAAGGCACCGAGCCTGAGGCCTTCACCGGCCTGGCCCCGCGCTACAACTCGCTGTCCGCGCAGAACGCCGACAACATCATCGACGCCTTCAGCGGCTCCGGTGGTGACCTGACGTCGATCTGGCTGTGCGTGTGGGGTCCGCAGACGGGCTTCGGCATCTACCCGAAGGGCTCGCAGGCTGGCCTGCAGATGTCCGACAAGGGCCAGGTGACGATCGAGAACGTCGACGGCGCCGGCGGCCGGATGGAAGGCTACCGCACCCACTACCGCTGGGACGCTGGCCTGACGATCCGCGACTGGCGCTACTTCGTGCGCATCGCCAACATCGACATCTCCGAGCTCGGCACGATCGCCAACACCAAGAACCTGATCAACTGGATGGTGCAGGCGAGCGAGCGCATCCCCAGCTTCGGCAAGGGCCGCGCCGTGTTCTACATGAACCGCACGCTGCGCGAGAAGCTGCGCCTGGGCATCCTCGAGCGGGTGAGCTCCAACCTCACCTGGGAGACGGTCTCTGGCAAGCGCGTGATGACGTTCGACGACATCCCCGTGCGCCGCACCGACGCCCTGATCAACACCGAGACCCGCGTGGTCTGATCGCAGCACTGAATCGAAAGGAACCACACCATGATCCTCGATAAGCGTACCGAGTTCTGCGATGCAGTCTCGTGCAACACCGGCGCCGCCGGCACCTACAACCTGGGCGACATCATCGACCTGGGCGCCGTGTCCCCCTCCCGGGACCTCGGTGGCGACATGGCCCTGTACTTGGTGGTGACGGTTGACACCGGCATCACCACCGCAAGCGCTGCCGGCACCGTGGCTTTCCAGTTGGTGTCTGACGGCACCGACACGATCGCCACCAACGGCACCCAGACGGTGCACGCGACCTCGCGCGCGTTCACCACGGGCACCACGGCCATCGCTGCAGGCACCACCCTGTTTGCGATCCAGCTCCCGCTCGAGGGCGCTGCCTACGAGCGCTACCTGGCCGTGCAGCAGGTCACGGGCACGACGGCCCTGAACGCCGGCAAGATCAACGCCTTCCTGACCGAAGACGTGGCTCGCTGGAAGGCCTACGACTCTCCGAGCCAGGCCTGAGTAGGTAGCCCATGAAGAAAGTCGTGGCCATCTCGATGGGCTTCTTCCAAGGAGCCCGTGTCCGCCCTGGCACCGAGTTCGAGGTGCCCGACAACTTCAAGGGCTCGTGGGTGGCGGAGGTCGGCTCGCCGGCCTCTGCCCCTGCGAAACCGAAACCCGCTCGCGCTGAACCGAAGA